CGTCTAAATAATTTTCTCACCTCAACTACTTCTTGCGGTAGTGTATATTCATTTTGATCAAGTATAGTAGGCATAAAAAGATATGACTCTTCTACTGAGTTATCACTACGCTGTCTAAATTTGCCAAAGGCTTTTTCTAGTGCAGTTTCATAATGAATAGGGTCGAGTTCAACATCGATCATACCACCGCCTAACATAGCGTTTACGTAATCGAATACCTCTTGTTTTTGTGTGCTTAATGCCATTTCTTGTTCTCCACTAGTATTTATGCTAACGATAAATACTTATACTATGCCAAGACTCAGTTTATACAAACCCGAAAAGGGCAACGATTACGATTTCTTAGACAAAACAATCACCGAAATGTTTACAGTTGGTGGTACAGATGTCTTTGTACACAAGTATCTAGGCCCTTCAAACCCAGACGAAGCAGACGCTACGCCTGCACAACCTCGCTATGATGCTGTTAAAGAAACTAACATACAGGATATGTTATTCTTAGAAAATAGAGATCGCAAATACGATCCAGACATTTATACAATACGTGGCATTTACAATATTCAAGATATTGATTTTGATATGAGTCAATTTGGTCTATTTTTACAAAACGATACATTGTTTATGACAATTCCAATCAACTATAGTGTTAGAACACTAGGGCGTAAAATTATGCCAGGAGATGTTATTGAACTTCCGCATTTAAAAGACGAATATGCACTTAATGATTATACTGTAGCACTAAAACGTTTCTATGTTGTAGAAGACGTAAACAGAGCCGCTGAAGGATTTACACAAACTTGGTATCCACATTTATACAGAATTAAATTAAAACAAATTGTTGATTCACAAGAGTTTAAAGAAATACTTGATTTACCTTCAGAAGAAGGAAGTACAAACACACTACGTGATGTTCTTAGTACATACGAAAAAGAGATGCAAATTAATAATGCAGTAGTTGCACAAGCAGAAGCTGATGCACCTAAGTCAGGATACGATACTACAAACTTATACACGTTAGCTGTAAACAAAGACGGCAAGCCTGATCTAGTTACAGTTGATATGAATGATTTGGATTCTAGTTCACAAGAATTATTAGCTGACAGAATTAATCAAACTCCAGAACGTACAGGATATCAAGGTTACTTACTTGGCGATGGTATTCCACCTAACGGAGAAGCGTTTGGACATGGGGCAAGTTTCCCTACAAATTCAATTGAAGGAGATTATTTCCTAAGGACAGATTTTATGCCTAATAGATTATTTAGACAAGACGGAAGTCGATGGGTCAAACAAGAAGATAATGTACGTATGACATTGACAAATACAGATTCACGTGCTACACAAAAAGGTACTTTTGTTAACAATACTACTAGTAATATTATTGGTGGCGAAACTGTAACAGAAAGACAACCATTGAGTAAAGCACTCAAACCAAAGGCAGATAATTAATGCAACACTTCTATGATGGACAAATAAGAAGATACATTACTCAAATGGTAAGACTACTGAGTAATTTTTCTTATGCTGATAGCAAAGGTAACTTAACACAAATTCCAGTCATGTATGGAGACATTACAAGACAAGTTGGTGCTATTATAAAAGACAATAGTGAAAATAAAATACCAAGTGCGCCACGCATTGGGGTGTATGTTACTGGCATGGAAATGGATCGTACAAGAACTGCTGACGCAACCTATACAGGTAAGGTGCATCTTAGAGAACGTACTTATGATGAAAACAGTAACGAGTATTTAAATACTCAAGGTTCAAACTATACTGTTGAACGATTAATGCCAACACCTTATATGTTGAATATTAATTGCGATATTTGGTCAACTAACACAGAACAAAAATTACAGATTTTAGAACAGATATTAATGTTGTTTAATCCAAGTTTAGAAATACAAACTACAGACAACTATGTAGATTGGACTTCGTTATCAGTTGTTAATTTAGAAAATATTAATTTTAGTTCAAGAAGTATTCCTATGGGAGTTGACACTGAAATTGATGTTGCTACACTAGGATTTCAAACACCTATTTTTATTAGTCCTCCTGCTAAGGTTAAGAAGTTAGGAGTTATTACAAATGTTATAATGAGTATCTTTGATGAAACTAAAGGAACTATTGACTTAGGACAGTCAATGCCAGAACTTAATGCATACGATGATAGCTGGGGCAACTCTATTAAAAACAAAGATGCAGATGGTAGAATACATCTTCAAGTTACAACAGCGTCAGGCTATGATGCTATTGTTACTAACACTATTGTTCAACTTGGTAAAAATGGAATTAGTGGAGAAATTAATTGGAGAGAAGTACTTGAATCTGAACCTGGTGAGTATGCCGCAGGATTAAGTAAAATATATTTAAATAGAATTGACTTGGCCGCACCGGTTGTAGGTACATTTGCACTTAACAACTTAGACGAAACACAAATTATTGTTAATTGGGACGAAGATACTATTCCAACTAATACAGTATTAGGATTACCAAATAGTCCACAAAAAGGAACTATTGATGCAATTATTGATCCGACTAGAGTTAACCCAGTTAACTTAAAAGTAGCTGGCACTAGAATACTTTTATTAGGTGATATTGGTGCTACAGCAAACACAGATGGTGCCGATGCTTGGAAAGACTCTAGTGGTAATGACACACTAGTTGCTAGTGAAAACGACATTATCGAATGGAGTGGAACACAATGGCAAATAGTATTTGACTCAAGCACAAAAAATAACCCAGCAACTGATGTTACATACACAACCAATTTAACTTCAGGTATCCAATACAAATGGGATGGTACAGAATGGACACTATCCTTTGAAGGCGAATATCGAAAAGGAAGCTGGCGCTTAGTACTCTAAATAAGTACTTGTATGGAACAAATTATTTGTAGTGGTGCATTATTCTATTCGTTGACAACACAACGTTTCTTATTCTTACATCGCACACAATCAAAACAAAACAATGTTTGGGGTCTTGTTGGCGGAACCAACGAAGATAAAGAAATCCCTTATAAAGCTCTACTACGTGAAGTTGAAGAAGAACTTGGTAGTGTTCCAAAAATTATCAAATCAATACCGTTAGAAACGTTTGTAAGTAACGATGATAAATTTCAATTTCATACTTACTTGTGTGTTGTAAAGGATGAATTTCTCCCTGTTCTAAATGATGAACATAATGGATATGCATGGGTTAGTTTTCAAAATTGGCCAAAGCCGTTGCATATGGGATTGCGTAACACACTCCAAAATAAACAAAACTTAACAAAACTTCAAACAGTATTTCAACTAGTATCATTATTACAAGAATCGGAAAGTTAAATGATTAAAGTTTACGGCGACATAATGTTAGACCGATGGATTTTGGGTAATACAAATAGAATAAGTCCAGAAGCACCTGTACCTGTTTTACTTGAAGAAGCCCAACAATATAGCATTGGTGGGGCAGGAAATTTGGCTCTTAATATTAAATCTATCAATGGAAACGTTGCATTATATGGTAGTATCGGTCAAGACGATGACGGATATAAACTACTTGAAATGATTGGTAACACAAAAATTGAAGCAAACATTGCATCTGATCATGCTGTCACAACAACTAAAACTAGACTAGTTGGACAAGGTGGGCAACACATTATGCGTTGGGACCGTGAAGAAACATATATAGGTACAAGTAGTTTACATAGACTACTTGATTCACTAACTGCTGACGATATTGTTTGTGTAAGTGATTATGCAAAAGGTACAGTACGTGAGCAAACAGTAGAAAAACTATTAAAACGTAAATGCAAAGTTTTAGTAGATCCTAAACAACATCCTAGTTATTACACAAATGCGTACCTGGTTAAACCAAACATGAAAGAATATGTAGAATGGTTTGGCGAATTTGATATTAGAGATGCTCAACAAAATTTGCAAACATATGGTTGGGAATGGCTTGTTGTAACTGATGGTGCTAACGGTATGCATATAATTAATGCACAAGAAAGTTGGCATTGTAAAGAAGAAGTGAGAGAAGTTGCTGACGTAACAGGTGCTGGTGATACTGTACTTGCTATCATTGCATATGGTATTGAACAAGGAAGAGATGTAGTTGAATCATGTAAATTAGCATGTTATGGGGCGGCACGTATTGTTGAAAAACGTGGTGTTGCTGTTGTAACCAAAAACGATTTATCAACTGGAATTGTATGGACTAACGGAGTGTTTGATATACTACATATAGGCCATTTAAAGCTACTAAGACACGCACACACGCTTGGAAAGCGCCTCGTGGTGGGCATTAATAGCGATGCAAGTGTAAAGCGTTTAAAAGGCGAAACTAGACCCATTAACGATGAACAAACCCGTAAAGCCGCTTTGTTAGAATTAGGGTTTATTGATGAGGTAATTATATTTGATGAAGATACTCCATTAGAAACTTTACAAAATGTCTTGCCCAATATAATTGTTAAAGGCGGAGATTATACAGTTGACACAGTAGTAGGAAACCATTTAGCTGATGTAGTTATATTTCCAACTATTGCCGGTGCGAGTACAACTAAACTTATAGACAAAATGAACGAGGTTGCAGAATGAATATTTTAATTACAGGACATGAAGGTTTTATTGGTAAACATCTTGGATCGTACTTACAACATAAAGGACACAATGTTGAAGGGTTTGAATGGAAGCCTAATGTTATTCCTGATCCTGAACCATATGATAGGGTAATCCATTTAGGTGCTATTAGTAGCACTACTGAACGAGACATTGAAAAAATTATGGAACAAAACTATGAGTTTTCAATGCGTTTGTTACAACTATGTGATCAAAAAGGAACATCAATGATGTATGCTAGTACTGCTGGTGTATATGGTAATACGTTTGTAGAAAATTCTAAACTACAACCACAGAGTGCATATGCATGGAGCAAATATTTGTTTGATAGATTTGTAATGCAAGTTCCAGAGTTTATGATTAATGTACAAGGTTTTAGATTCTTTAATGTATATGGACCAGGTGAAGAACACAAAGGTGACCAACAAAGTGTATTTGGCAAGTTTGAAAAACAAGCCAAAGAAACAGGAGTTATCAAAGTGTTTGAAGGCAGTGATAAAATTGAAAGAGATTTTATTCATGTTGGCGATGTATGTGAAATTATCGAAAAGTTTATTGATGTTGACAATACAGATATATGGAATGTTGGTACAGGTACACCTCGTTCATTTATGGATATTGCTGAACTGTATGCCAAAAAGTATAATGCTAAAATTGAAGAAATTCCTATGCCAGAAGAGCTTAAAGGACAATACCAGTATTACACCTGTTCAGACAATAACAAGTTAATTAATAGTATAGGTGTTCATAATTTTAGAACAATTGAGGAGTATGTAAATGCCAGCAAGACATAGTGGTAAAGTAGATAAAGGTTGGGGATATGAATTAATTTGGGCAACCAATGATTTATATTGTGGAAAAATTATGGTTTTTGAAAAGGTTGGTGCAAAGTTTAGTATGCACTTTCATAAAGAAAAAGATGAATCATGGTTTGTAAATGCTGGATCATTTAAATTGCGTTATATTGATACGCAAACAGCTACAGTTATGGAAAAGATTTTAGGTCCAGGAGACACATGGAGAAATCCACCATTGATGCCGCACCAATTAGAAGCACTTGAAGCGGGTAGTAGTATTACTGAAGTAAGTACACCCGATTCTATTGAAGATAATTTTAGAATTATTCCAGGTGATAGTCAAGGTGTTATAGTACAACCAGAGGCTACTTCAGATGCAAATCCACAAGGCTAATTTAGATTTAAATTTATCTCAGTTAAAACATAATTGCAGTTTTGTTTATCAACAAATTATAAACGAAATTGCAATACCTAACCTAAGTCTTGAAACACAACATACTTCAATACCTACCGCAGTAAGTCAGTATTATAATTTATTTACAAGTATTATGCCTGGGATGTTTGAACTACAACGTTCAATAAGAGAAGAATTTAAAAACATCGAGCATGACACTAGTTTAGAATATTGGATCGTTGGTTGGTTAAACTATTGGCCTAATAAAGGTCGTACACTAGAATGGCACGGTCATGAATACGGAGATAATGATAATTGTTTCCACGGATACTTAGGTGTACACAGTGAGCCTTCACAAACATTATATCGCAATATAGGCGAAGAAGAAATTACTAGCGTTGAAAACAAAAATGGTCAACTAGTTATTACTAATAGCAAAGGCGTTGAACATATGACTAGTGATTGGGAACAAGATGATCCTCGTATTACTATTGCATTTAATATACAACCTAGAGAAACTGTGTTACAAGAAATAGGTAATAAACTTAATTACTATGTCAGTCTTTAGAGAATTATTTTCTATTCCTATATTGGAACATAGTGTTCCAGAACGCATTGCAAATGAAGTTGAACAGTTTGTAGTGCCAAGACTGTCTTTAATTCCAAGACCTGATAACAATGCTCCCCACGCTACTGATTACTTTGAAGATAAAAAAGTAGTACATCTAATCAACGATGTGCCTGAATTATTTGGTGAGATACAAGATTGTGTTAATAGATTTCAACAACAATCTAGTATTAAACATTTACATGACGTTAATCAATACACTTGGTGGACACAAGACTATCACGAAGGCGATATACATACTGAACACGAACATGGTATGAATAAGATATCAGGAGTTTATTGGGTAAGAGCTAATGAAAACGCCGGTGGGTTATGTTTTAGAAATCCTAATCCATACGTTGAATATGCACATAATGAAAACTCACAGTACGGCCGCCGCCAATTCGAATTCCAACCTATAAAGGGCAAGTTATTACTTTTCCCTTCTTACTTAAAACATGCAGTAATGCCTAGTAGTAAAAACGTTGTTCGAACTACTATAGCATTTAACGTAGTACGTTAAGCCTGAGCTTCACCCCATCTTAGAATAATGTTCGCTTTAGTATCTGTACCACCTGTTTTATAAACGTTGATTGCTAATACGTCTGGACCATTTGGATAAGTTCCTCTACCACCTAGTGTGGTATTAGTTAACTCTTTCAATGAGCTTAGAGATAATGAACTTGATTGTCCTGGTGTTGCAATAAAGGAGAATACAGTTTCACCTGGCTGTGCATAAGGTGGTTGTCCAAATAAGAACCCTACCGTATCACCTGCTGTTATCGTTGCATTTGAACTCTGTGTAAACGTTACTCTGTAATATGTTGTTGAACCAAATGATAGTTCTTGCACACCAGCAACCGCAGTACCCGCTGAGAACTTAGAGTCTTCAACAATGTCGCCTGCAATAGCGCCTGTTGCGTTCCAGGTTGTTTCTGTAAAGAACAAGTAGTTAGAACCAGTTAAATCTCCACCAATTCTAAATGTTACTGTTGGATCAGCATTTTGTACTAGAATATTTTGATTAAATCTTAAACGTACTCTACCGTACCATGGTTCTTGATAAACTTCTTCAATAGTTCTTGGATTACTTGTATAGTCGTTACTACCTGATGCAGTAACCTGCACACCTGTTGTAACTTCGCCATTTAAAGCGGCAAACTCTGCTGTTGACAAATACTGATATCTACTATTTCTATTACCGTATAAGAATTCAGCAGTTTGTGTCATTGGACCTTGTACTGTTGCACTTCTAATAACCTGTGTAGCACCAGTTGACCATACAACAGAACCGCCCGGAGCAACTTGAGCAAAGCTCGGTTGTCCACCAGCCGCCGCACCAGTTAGTGCAGACCAACCAACATCATTTGGATTAATTGGATAGTTTTGTGGATTCAAAATTCCTTCAACAACAATACCGCCAGTAATTGGATTATTTGAACTGTCATATCCGTCTGATGTAATTTCAATACCTTCTAGTAGCAACTGAGCTCTGTTTAGTAGTTCTCTTTCACCTAAGTCACCAACAATAGCGTTACTAACACTAGGTGCTAGTCTTAACATAAACACAGTATTTCTTAATGTACTAATATCGTTACCTGCAGAAGCGTATGAGAAAATATAACCACGGTCTTCATCAAATCCACCGTCTGTTAGGAACGCTGAACCCCAGTGTGATATGATTGGAGTAATTGTATTACTAATCAAAATTACACCAGTTCGCTCGTCATGTGGTACAGCACCACCTGCTGTATAAGTTCTTGTTGCACCTGCCGCAAAGTTTGTTAGTGGAGCACTTCTAGTACACCCTGTTAGGGTATCACCTGTTACACCAGTATAAGATATCATTTCGTTATCAATAATAACTGTACCAGTTGTTGGGAAGAATGAAGATGTAATTAATGGAATTGTATTTTGTGTTGCATCCATTGCCGTCGCTAGCCTATCATTTGGACCTTCGTTAGTAACTTCATAACGCACAGGCATGTTACCAGTACGCATAAATGCTTCTGTGTTAATGTTTGAGTTACGCATTCTGTGATAGAAAATAAAGTTACCATCATCACCACGTAGCATGTAGTCAATAAATCCAGCACCGTACCAACTGTACTGAATACCAATCATCTGCATCTTACTGATGTCCATGATATATCCACTACTTCCTAGACCGTCTAGTGTGTCTTTGTTAAAGTCAGCTTGTTTAGTTTTCTTATCACTAATCAAACATAATTTCACACCAGTAGCATTTGAATTACCTCTAAAGTCAGGTGTTACTGTCATAGCATTATCTGCTGTAATCTGTGAAACAACGTGTGTCATTCCTTTAATAACAATTCTATCACCAGCTTTTAACTGATCTCTAAATCTTGTTCCTGACCCTGTACATGTGTTTGAATCAACATTAATTGCAACAGTACCTGCTAACTGTAGTGTAGCAGTTCTTTGTACTGCACTAAAGTTTGTTCCATCGTACTCCATAAAGATTCCGTTTTGATCATCAAATGCACCTGAACGCACAGTTGCACCGTGCCAGTTAAGTAATGATACTTGGGCTCTTGTACTTAATACTGGTGTTAATGAAGCAGGAGCAATTTGCGAAATAACTTTAAATGTTCTTTCACTTACAATACTTGCTACTGTGTAATTTCCATTATATCCTGGAGTTTCAATACCAATTAATCTAATTTGTCCACCAACTTGTAGTCCATGGTCAACGTCATCTGTTGTAACTGTAATGAAAGTACCTGCTAGTAGATCGTCTGCTGTTACATCTAATAGATCGTAACTTGGAGCAAACAACGCACCAGTGGTATACATAATACCTTTACCTGACTGGTATCTAATATATTTTTTACTCTGTCTAATTGCTTGAGCACCGTGTTGCGGTCCTCCTGTTCCAAGCATAACTCCACCATCATATGGTCTGTGTACAAAGAAACTATCTGGTCTTGGATAAAGCGTTGCACTAATATCACCTGTTTGTGTAATAGTACCTGGAGCTCTACACTGATATCTTAAACTTGTTGTAGTTGGAACCTGTTGTGCAAAGAACGGTCCTTCTAATAGTGTATGATTGTTAACGCCATCGTCTGAGTTAACTGTAACAATAAATGCATCTCCTGGAATCAATCCATGTGCTGATGCAAATGAAACTTCTGTAGTTGCCAACGCCGCAAATCCAATTAATGTTCTAGCTGGTATTTGAGCAGTTATTAATTCTGACATAGTTACTGTTGCATACGTTACTGTTGTATCTCCTGCAACTGCTGTTCCTACAATACTTGCGTCAACAATACTACCGTCTGTTGCTACTTCAGCAATAGTAATTGTTGCATCGTTAGTTGGTGATGTACCTCCTAACTCTGTACCTGCTACTTTAATTTTATTACCAGCTACATAAGATTCACCATCAACTGTAATTATTGGATTACTATAACTGCTACTAGTTCTTTGAATAGTAAATTCTGCATTTGAACCAAAGTTTCCTAATGGTGTTGGACCAACATCAACATATGATCCTACTCCACTTGGTCCTGTACCTGCGGTAGATACTGAAGCAATTGAACCTTCTCCGGTTCTTGTTCCGCTATTATCTGTAGTAAGAATATTAATTGTTAAATCGTTTGCTGGGCTTTCGCCACCTAGTTGTGTACCCGGAACACGTATGTTTTGATCTGGAAAGTATCCAGTTCCTGGAGTATTAACTACTGCTGAATATACTTGGTTACTAATTGTAATATCAAATGTTGCAGTACTACCAGATAATGTTGTTATCTGTCCTGCTGATTGTGATATATCTTGGTATACAACCTCATCATTACCTGTTCCTGAAATACTTACAGTTAGGATCTCTCCGCCACTGTCAATAGTTAGTACAGTAATTGTTGCATCGTTTGCTGGAGTTGCACCACCTAGTTCGGTACCTGCTACTACAAATGTTTCGCCAACTAAGTAACCGCCGCCTGCATTAGTAATGTTTACTCCATAAACTGTTGCAGTTTTTGTAACACTGAAGTCTGCACCAACACCTGCTCCTGCTGGATATGTATACGTTACACTTGGATATGTTTCGTTAGCATTTGGTCCTGTACCAGTAATAGTAAATCCGGTAATAACACCAGAATTTACAGATGTTACTTCTATGAGTGCATCGTTAGTTGGACTACTTCCACCTGGGAATGTGTCTCCTATAATAAACATTCTGTCGCCAACTGCAAATCCCTGCGTAGGAGCCGCTGATGTACCTGTATGTGTAATACTTAAAATTGTTCCTGCGCCATCTACTGATGTAATTGTAATAGTAATATCGTTGGTTGGTGATGTACCGCCAACGTTAGAACCTAGTATTGTAAGTGTTGAACCTTGAGCATAACTATCTCCAGCTGTTGAACCTAATACAACAGTATAAGTTGTGTCAGCGTTTTGAGTAACATTAAATGTTGCTCCAGTACCAAAGACATTAAATCCTGATACAATATTAGTAAATGTTGCACTATTAACAGCCGTACCTGTAACTGAAACTCCTGTAATTTCACCACTACCACCAACGCTGTCGATAGTAACTGTTGCATCGTTTCCTGGACTTGCGCCACCTAAATCAGAACCAAGAACTAGTAAAGTTTCACCTTGTGTGTATCCTGATCCTGCACCAGGAGCGGTAACTGTATATACATTTCCTGTAAACCCTATGTTAATTTCAGCTCCAGTACCAATTGAACTTGTAGTAAATGGTACAGCGGAATAGTTTGCTACAGCATCGCCACCAATTCCTGAATCAGTGAATGTTAAAATTGCACCAGCGCCATCTACTGAATCAACAGTAATATCTAAATCGTTTGTTGGACTTGCTCCGCCAAACACAGTACCTGGAATTCTAATAACTGATCCAACTGTGTATCCAGCATCAAGTGAGCCTGCATTTTTTGTAGTTGTGTAAATGTTATTTGTTAATACAACGTCCCAAGCCGCACCAGTTCCGCCAATTTGGGTTTCTGGAGGTAAATCAGTGTATGTTGGATTATCTGTAACTGCTGTATAAGTTCCAGCACTACTAGTAACATCAAGAATTAATCCAGTACCTAAGCCGTTAAGATTAGTACCTGTTACATTTGTAAATACTGCATTACCATCAAACGCTGAACCTGTAAAGCTAAATGTTAAAATTGCACCACTACCGTCAACTGTATCAACTGTAATTCTAAGATCATTAGTATTTGATATACCACCTAATTGTTGTCCGTCAACAATTAATACATCGCCTGCTTCAAAATTAATACCTGCGGTTTGTAGTGAAACAGTATATTGTCCTAAAGTAGGATTTCCTCTATCAATATTAAATGTTGCGCCTGATCCTAATGATGTATAATTAGTACCAGTTATTCCTGTGTAACTAACTGTATTTCCTACAATGTTTGCTGTAGTATTTCCATCAAAGTTAAGTGTATTTCCTACAATAGTAGTAACATGAATCGCTGTTCCGTCACCTCTATCAATTGCTTCACCTTGTACAATACCTGTTGCATCAACAACATCAATAGCATTAGAGCCTGCTGGAAAATCTCCGCTAACGTCTAAAGTATTTAATGTACCACCGTTTTCAAATCCTACTCCGCCACCAGTTAAACTTGTAACCTGAGCGCCAACTGCAATGCCTGCTCCGGTAGCAACCGTTGCAACAACAAAAGTCCAATCAGCACCACCGCCGTTTCCTAATGATGCATCTGAAATAGTAATAATATCTCCTGGAGCATTATTTCGTCCTGGATTTTCAATTGCTGTAACTGTCGCGGCACCTGTGCCGTCAACAACAATAGTATATGTACCTACAATTAAATCCGCCGCAATACTATCGGAACTACCTGTGCTTACTGAATATGTTCCTGCTAAACGTGAAGCATCAGCCGCTCCATATGTACCAACAGTTGATACTTGTCCGCTTTCGTTAACTACTGGAGAACCAACTTCTGGAGCAACACCAGACCATGTAATAATATTTGCACCTTCTGCCGCCGTTAATGGGTTGACAAATGTTCCTTCAGCACCTTGTGATAAGATACTAAACTGTGGTTGGCCAATTGCCGCACCTGTATAAAATCCAGCTTGTCTTAATTGTGTGTAGAATGTTGATAATACTTCACCGTTAGTAACACCAACTTTTGATTTTGCAAAAAATGTAAATGTATTATCTGTTGGAACAGTTGAAACTACAAATGATCCTTCTGCTCTACTTGCTCCAGCAACACTATTTTCTAATGCTTTAATTGTAATAGGAGTACCTGCCGTAATACCATGTGGTCCAACTGTTGTTACAGTAATTTTACTTTGGCCAATACCATCAGTTCCAACTGATGCATCTGTTACAACTGATGATACTTGTGTATCAGTACCTGGTACTTCGTAAATACTTGGATATCCTCTTTGCATAGCAATCGCTTGCCATTTAGTGGGCTGTAACCCGTATTCAAAGTCAGCATCAAGCATAGATACTGAGTTACTAACACGCATACGTTCAATAGCATCTGTACCAAAGTCATGTGGTCTAGTAATAACATCACCTTGATCAATAAAGATTTGAATATCATCTGTATCGTAAAATTGTTTAACTTCTTCTTTGATTGGTAATACATTTAATCCGTTTTCAATAACGTTTGTAATAACACCAAATAGTTCTGTTACTCTTTGACTAACATTTAATTCACTAATTTGTAAAATAGTATTTTGTGAAATTGCACCTGCACCAACTTGTTCTGTTGGGTATAGTGTATTTGAAAAAATGTAATTGTTAATTACATCTCTAGCAAAATGTTTTGCTAAAATTTCTGGCATTCTATCGCCGTCAATTTGTGGCGTAGTTTGTACCCAATACTTACTAGCATTGTAATGTGTTTTTGTATTTCCAGAATATTTAATATCGTGTGTAATTCCTTCAATATTAAATCCCATATCTCTTTCACACTTAGCAGTATTGTATGTATAGTTGTACCATACATCTGAAATTGCATTAGCTGTTGCTGATACAAATATGTGATCTGAAGTATCAGATGAAATACCAACATTAATTGTAACTGTGTCTGTAGTAGAACTTTCAATTAAAATTGGTTTATTATAAGTTGGATCTGTTCCTGTATCATTAGGCACACCACTTGCTCTTGGATATGCATGTTCAGTAGCATGATTATCTTTAGCACAAGTAAATGTTAAACCACCAGGAGCAATTCTAATATAATCTCCTCTATAAAACGTATGACTAGGAATTGTTAAAACCATTTGGCCACTTGCTGGACTAAATGTTGCCGCAGTTGGAGTAAATCTTGTACTTGCCGCAACTTTACCTGCAATCCAAGCAACAGTTTCTTTCTTTAAAAACTCTAAGTTTGCTTCTAATAGTGCTACTGCTTTTGGAGAATAAACTCTATTATCTGTATCTTTCTTTAGGTATACTGTAGTAACTGTACCAGTTCTTTCAAGGAACTTTGGAAAGTCTTCTTCAATACCTTTAGTTAACTGTGAAGTATCATCTGTTTGGAATGCAGTTGACGCACCTAAATCAGGGTCACTAAAGTTATATAAAATTTCGTTGTTTGTTGAATCTGTAATCAACAATAAATCGTTTGCAGGAACACGAGTTTGAATTTTAACACTTGAAATTTGTGATCTCTGTAGTGGAGGAATAACATCTAAGCCGCCTGCAATAACAGTTGTAATGATTCCCATTAGTTCTGTTATTCTTGCATCAGTACCTGTTTCATAGTTACTGCCGTTGTCATAAACTTGCACTTGTGCTGGTGGTTCTGATTGTAAACTTGTGTAAGGAACTTGTGGTAGAATGTAGTTATTAATTAAACTAACAACAAAGTTCTTAGCCGCAATTTCAGGAGCTCTATCACCATCAATCTGCGGAGTTGAATTAATCCAATACTTACTTGCTAAGAAACGTGCTTGATAATTTCCGCCATAACGCAAATCCCAAAGTACGCCGGTTGCTCCGTCTGTACCTTCTAAATTGTATCGTGTATCTCGTCTACATAGTACATCATTGTATGTGTAGTTGTACCATATTGATCCTGGATTACCTGTATTTGCCGCAACTTGTGCAGTAAGCCATGCTGACAGTTCTTCAACAATAAAGTTAATGTTTGATTTTATTAGACTGTATGCATACGGAAATCTATTTTCACTAATAGGAATTCCTGGTTGAAATATATACGAGTCAATTTTTTTCTTTGCCATCTGTTTTCCTACATTCCGAAAGCAACAGCCATTGCTGATGCCCTACTGTCTACATATTTTTTGTTAGTAACTGTTGTAGCTGTTGTTGGGTTTGCTTGTACTTGTGCCGAAGCAAACGTTGCATTAGCCGGAGTTACTGCTCCAATTGTAGTGTTATTTATTGTTCCTGCGGTTGCTGTTAGGTTGTTAGTGATAACTGACCCTGGCTTAGTCGAACCAATACTTACACCATCTATATTGCCGCCACCTGCTGGTGCAATAGTTAATCTACCACTACCTGTTGGGCTTACATTTACATTCGCATTTAAACCTGTAAAGTTTGCAGTATCTGTTACTGTTAATAAGTTAGCAGTAATATCCATGTTATTAAGTGTTCCACCGTTTGATGGATTTATTACTACTGTTCCTGAACTTCCAGTTGGAGATAGTGTAATAACTGCATTCTCACCCTGGGCTGTTAAGTTACCGGTTGTTGTAATTCTACTAAAATTACCAATACCACTAACTAGTGGATCAATAACTGTAATTTCTACTAAAGGTATTTGGTCACCGTCACCATACCATAATGTTGCTGGTGCATTATCTGGAACTGCAAAGGTTATTTTACCTTCAAATTTACTTTGTGCATCATTGCCTGTAAGTGTTGTAAGACCGTCTTTAGAAGTATGTGTTAGCCCTGTATTAAAGTTAGAATATACACTACCATCAAAGCTGAATATATTCATTGTGATGTCACCAGTTATATCACCAGCTTCATTTAATTCTCTTAAAAATAAGTTAAAAACATAACTACTTCCTCGAACAAGCTCAATTGGTGGATTTAGTAATAACTCATCTGGTTCGTCTGGATTATATACTTCGTCAATAGTAAATCCGTTACCTGCTTGTCTAAATAAGAAATCGCCAGCTGTATCAACAACCTCGTCGACAACGGTATATGTTAATGTGCGTACACTAACATTACCAACTTCGTCAACTTCAAACCCTGGACTAGTAAATCCATACTGTGCTTGAAAGGGTGATTTAATTACTGCCATTTATGTTCTCCAATAGTATTTATCACTAGTTTTGTACTACTATTAATCCATGCATTGCACCATGGAATTGACAATTATAATGATATGTTCCTGCCGCAGTAGGTTCCCAAACTACATTTCCTGATGTTGAACCTTGGCCTGTAGCCGCTGGTGAAACAACATTGCCAGTACCTGTTGAGTTTACTGTCTTAATGTAGAACGGATGTCCTGGAGCATTAACAGCAAATGTAAGTGTATCGCCAACACTAACTGTAACTGTTTGATTATTTCCGGAAACTGCTCCTAATGCGTCTGTGCCTGATAATACATATGCACCTGACCCGTCATTAGTTGTATTAATTGTATAGCTATCTCCTGGTGTTGTACTTGTGTCGACAATAGCTAAGTTAAATGTTGATTCGCCATTATCTAATGAAATTACAAATCCTTCATCGCCTTCTGTTGTTGCATCAGCAGTTGCAGTAAATGTTAATGAGTCTGTTGTACCAACAACAAAGTTACCTGTTAAAGAAGCTCCTGCTAAATCTGCACTAGTAACACCTGTAATTGTATAAGGTAGTACTGTACCATTGTCAACATTTGAAGTGCTAAGTGTAATTGTAAATGCGTTTCCTTCGTTAACTGTTGTCTGTGTTGATCCTAAAGTATAACTTGGAATTAAAGGACTTAAACTTGTGTCGCCAAACGCAACTTCAACTGTTGTAGCAGTACCGTCAATTGACATTACAAAAGTTTCGTCGCCGTCAGTATTTAAATCTTCAGCCGCAGTAAACACAATAGATTCTGTAGTTCCTACTTCAAAGTTTCCAGATAGATCAGCGCCGCCTATGTCTGAACTGTCAACGCCAGTAATTGTATATCCAACTAAAGTTCCTTCTTCAACATTTTCTGCTGTTAGAGTAATTGTAAATGATTCACCTTCGTTAACACTTGCCGCTGTTGATGTAAGTCCGTAACTAACAGATGGTGTTGTACTTGTATCTTGAATAACAATACTTGTAGTAGCTTGGTTGTTGTCAAGTTTAATTTGCAGTACTTCTTGTCCTTCTGAAGTTGAATCAACAGTAATTGGAAAACTAAGAATATCAGTAGTACCAACAATAAATGATCCTGTAAGATTAAATCCGCCTATGTCTGCACTTTGTATTCCTGAAATTGTATAAGGTAATACTGTACCTGCAAGTACATTTGATGTAACTAATGTTATTGTAACTGTTTGTCCAAGTTCGCCTGTGTTTGTAGTACTTGGGTTAAGTGTATAAACTGGTGCGTCGGCCGCTCTGCTTGATCCTAACAATGTTGCTGTAGGTTCGTTTTGTGTCGCATAATAATTTGCTGAATAAATTACTTTTGCACCTTGGATAGCTGTTGAGTCATCTTGTACTCTTGGATATGCTACTAATTTAAAGAATGAATCTGTAACTTCAACTTCTAATTGTATTAGATCGTTTCCTAAATTACTACGTCCATATACAACAATATTTGCTTCACTAGTACTAGCAGTTGCTAAACACTTAAGAACTTCTTTGCGTTCACTGTTTACATCACACGCAACAGTATATTCAACACCGAAATAACTTCCTACATACCAGCGATCTAATTCTGTTCCTGATTCTACTAGTGTATAACTTGGACCTGCGTAAGACAAGTTGGTTCCGTTACGAAACTCAATTGTACTGTTTTGTCCACGTCTAAAATATTTGGTGATATCGAAGCTCATTTTACCTTTTACATTCCTCTTTAGTATATTTACCTAATTTGCAGACTGTTACGAGTTATGAGAAATACCTAAATATCGCAGGTCTAATGGGTGTAATTTACTAATTTTTTAATGTTACTAGCTTTTGATATTCAGGTAGATAAAGATATTCGATGTCACTATTAGCAAGTGTACGTACTGCATCATCAAGTGTTTCAACTAAAGGCTCGCCACCTAAATTAAAACTTGTATTAAAGATAATACTAATACCTGTGCGTTCTTTAAATGCTTTAATTACATCATAGTAGTGTTTATTTTGATCTCTATTAACAGTTTGAATACGACATGTTCCGTCAACATGAATAATACTCGGAATCTTATCTGCAATGCCGTCTTGGCAGTTTACAGCATACATCATTGTAGGTGAACTTTTCATTCCACGTAGGTCAAACCATTCATGTACATCTTCTTCTAAAATAGATCCTGCAAACGGACGAAAGTATTCACGTCTTTTAACTTTGTTTACATAATCTTTACCATTAGGATCTGTTGGATCGTACATAATAGTTCTATTACCTAATGCACGTGGTCCGTTTTCTGAACGTCCTTGGAATAATGTAACGATTTTTCTATCTACTAATAATTCTACTGCTTTTGCGTTGTCGCAATCTTCAACAGTTGCTTCGTATTTTTCTACTACTTTGTTAATATCATCTTCAGAATAACAGTAAGCCGGTCCTTCATATAATGTTTCTTGTTGTTTTTGAACTTTGTTACTTTTAGTTAAACGTCTGTGCATTAACATTGCACCGCCCATGGCTGTACCTGCATCGTTACTTACTGGCTCAACATAGATTTCAATTCCGTCATCTTTTAATGCTTCTAAATAATGATAGTTAGCAACACAGTTAAGTCCATATCCTCCACTAATAACTACTTTATTTTTTCCTGACATTTGAACTGCTTTACGAATTAATTTAACAACTTCTTCTTGGCTTTCAGTTTGAATATTATATGCCATGTTGCGTCTATTTTCTAAATAGGTTACGTCTTGCGTTTCTGGATTGTCGCCGTGGTCAGTTAAGTAAGGGTGCATATTGTAATTAACATGAGCTCCATTAGGATATGTTGGAACAATAACATGTCTATCTGCTTGTGAAGTTAATGTATCATGTCTAAAGATTTTTGGTGCAGTATCAGCTTTTCCATATGGAAATAGTCCCATAGTCTTGCCTGCTTCAATAAAACTAAATCCACAGTATTCTGTTACTGCCTCATATGCTTTAACAATTCCAGCATTTTCTGAAATAACTAACTCATGTGTAGCTTCTTTATCTTCGTCATACATTTCACTTGAAAACTCAGGTATCCAAGCACCCATTAAAGGACCGTTAGCACCAATGTGCTTGTATAATGTTTTAAAATTGTCAGGATAATTACAATCGTAAATACTTTCAGTTTCCCAAACAGTAGTAGGTTGCCCGCCAATATCTAATGTAATAAAAGTTCCTGCACCATCTACAATAAGTGCTACTGCATCTTCAAATCCTGAACGATAAAATGCACAAGCCGCATGTAACTTGTGATGAATATTTGACATGTCAATTACTTGTGGATGAGATGTACCAGTGTAAGGTAATCTTTTAATTAATCCTAACTTACGTGCAAGACCTGTATAAACATCGTCTCCACTAAAGTCTACTTTACCAGCAGTTTGATCTAAATTTTGTGTATGTGCAACAACTAAAAAATCTAATGTATCAGTGTATTCAAGTATTTTAACCATACTTGCATATGGCCCGCCATCATACTTTTGTCTAGTTAATCGTTCTTCTTCAATTGAAAAAACAATTTCACCATCTTTTAATAAACATACTCCGCCGTTGTGTCCTCTAGCGATTCCTGCAATCCATACTGGCTTTTTAGTTGGCATCTTTTATTCCTCTGTAACTTCTATCCCAATTTACTAACTTAGTAATATTTTTAATAGTTTGTTTATAGTCATTAGTTTTACACTCTATAACAGTATCTATCATTTTTTTCGTTGTATCATCTAAGTTCTGGTTTAAATATGACTGCACAAAACTTAAATGTTGTGTTGGACTAGGGTGTAACTCTACCCATTTTTCACCGTTTTCTTCAAACCACCAACTGTGTTCTGGACTATTCCAAGCATGTAACCCTAAAGGTTCTAACCATTCAGGTCCTTCTAACACATATCTATATTGTTCTAAATTAAATTCTTTAAATGCATCAGCAAGTTCGGGAGTATTTCTTAAATTTTCTCCATGTCCTTTTTGATGCGGTATATCAGTACCTAACGTTTCTAAGTTACTAATACTTGTAAAATAAAACTTGCAATTAGTATCTTTTAATAATCCTTTAGTAAGTATGATGTTATTCATTGTATGTAAAAACAATGCTTTCTCATCATAAAAAGTTTCTATCCATTTATCATCAAATACTTCTTTATTCTGATAACTGAATATACTACCTTTAGTTTGCCAAGGTTCTTTGTGCTTAAAGTTAAGATAGTCGTAACGTAAATGACTTGACCATTGTACGATTACTGTATCGTCTTTGTCAATTTCATTTGTAGCATGGCATTCTGCAACACGTTCAGCAATGGCTCTGTTACCTAAACCTGCGTGTCCCCAGTTTTGATATTCATCGAAATCTTGTGCATATATGTCTGCATATGTAGGCCAATTCCATGATGTATAGGAACATCCAAACACAAATAAACGTTTCATTATTAAGCAGTTACAGTTGTTTCTTCAGTAGCTTGGTACTTTTCACCAACTTTTTTCTTATTTCTAATTCCTGCTGTTACTGATTCACAAATGACACTTTCAACTTTTTCGTTCATTGCCATAATACCGTCGTTGGTTCTGTCTGCATATTCGTCTGTTGTAACTCTAATAGGTGAATATACTCTAGCACCTTCGCCCATATCTAAAATATCAAAGTTTTTATCTTCTGGATATGAAACATTAATTGGAAAAGTTGATCCTATTACTACTGTACACTTCTTATCTAGTGCATGAGCAATATGCTGTCCTACACTATCACACCCTAAAAAGTAATCTGCGTTTGCAATAATGCCTGCCCAATGTCTTAGGTCTGCACCCATTGGACTTGCTACAGGTTCTTTACAACCGTGTTTTGAAAAATCAATACCAAATTCTGCCATATGTACTACAGCATATTTCTTTGAAAGTGACTTAACAATGTTGACTGAGTTTTCAGCTTCAAAACTTCTGCCACTCCAGTCAGTAATAACACCGTTGTCGTGTTGAACTGCTCTTCCAAATGGTTGGAACACAACTACTTTATCTTTTTTAGTTTTTTCTCTAACTTCATCAACTAACTTTTTACCAAATAGCATTTCTTCTCTTGATAATTTTAAGATAGGTCTTTGTAGTTTACGTAATCCTTTATTATTAATTTGAATATCGTATGCTTCTGCAATACTACATTGTTGATTATAGTACTCAAACACCCTGTATGGTTCAGGTGTTAATAAATTCATGTCTTTAAGTTTATCTTGGAAGAGATTCTTGTGCCAGTGATCATATGCCTTTGCATGTAGTACTGGATGACCTTTATAAAAGTCAGTACCGCCTTCGCATACAATGATAAAGTTGTCTTCTGGATTTTCTTCTGCAAACTTTTCAAGTGCTGGAATACTAGCAAGAACTCTGCCAGCACCACCATTGATAAAAATAGCCGTATTTCTTTTATCTGTCATTTTATATCCTTCTACAATTCGTGTAATTGCTTGTATAGATATTTAATGTAGATCAGTTTAGCTTGTTTGTTTTCTGGCTGTAATAGTTCCAGCAATACGTGTATTGCCTCTTGAATCTGTAGGAGGTGTTGGAAGCCCATCTGCAATGCCATCATCATATGGTGTACCGTCTGTGCTTAGACCTAATCTAGCCAGATCATTTGCCATATAGTTGCCGCCTGATTCAGGTGGAATAAAGTGTCCAGTTGCAGGATGATATGTATGATCCATTAACCAGCCATCTGCAGGGTTGTTACGATCTTCTTCACTTGTGTAACGTCCTATTGCACCCGGAAATTGGTCTCTTTCACCATATACACCTGGTCTAGCCGCGTTTGGACTTTGTGGAAATCTTACCTTCCAAGGATCAATTCTAGCTACTTTACTTAGATTAAATGTAGCACCTGAACCAGCATCTGTTGTTGGTGTAGTTGCTACTGCGTCAAGTGTTCTTGCTTCTTTAATATGTCTTGCGTTAAATGCATTACGTGTTCTAACACCTGTAATTGCACCATCTGAATCAACTGATGTAACAATAATGTTTACATCTAATGAATCGTTTTCGTTAACAATAGCAGTATCGTCTTGACCACTAGTTGCCGCTTCAAAATCAAATCCTGGTCTTTTTCCCATTGGTTGACATAAATCGTCTAATGTACCCACGTCTGCATTTGAAAAACCAAATACACTTGCGTCAACATTAAAGTTATCGCCTACTGCGTATCCTGTTCCTGCTGTTGCAATAGTTACTGTCCAAGCCGCACCGTATGTAGCTGGTAAATTTCTTAAAGTTGTTCTGTAATCTTGCCAAGCAGTTAGTAATGATGCTGGCATATCTTCTGATACATGACCATCAGCCGCCGCTAATTTACCCCAACGTACTCTTTTAATTGCTTCCCAATCTGTGTGCGGTTTAATAAACGGATATGGTGTATTCCATTGTTGTGCAACCGGATCATAAGTAATTTCATCTCTATCGTATGTATGGTCTGGTGTTGGAACTTCAGGCTCAATGTGTACAAATGGATTACCTTCCCAATCATTAATTGGAAGTGTTTCACTTACTTTTGCTCTACCTTCTAAAAATAGTGTGTCTTGATCAGTTTCCATTAATTCACATAACAAAGGATTTTCTTCACAGTTAACTTTAACCATGTATTCACCAACGTTTGGCACATAATCATCTTCAACTTCGTAGCTAAATTTAACTTCGCCTGTACGCTTGTTGTCACGTTTACGTAGGAATACCCACATTTCTCTTGGACCTTGATACGTCCACTGCCCTACTTTACCTAATGTTGTAGTCTGATAAAGATATGCATCTGGCATATCATAAGAGAAATCTACATCAATTTCAATAACTCTATTTTGTGCATTTGGATCTATCATATTCTTTTCCTAATTGTTACCTTTAATAATATACCACATATACTGCGCCTTCAGCACCTGGTGAACCACAACAGCATCCGCCGCCCATAGTTTGACCTGCTTCGCCTGCGCCGCCTGGCCATGCACCAAATCCTTGACACTCACCGCCTCTTGCACAACAACCATTTGGTCCAATCTTTGGTCCTGCTTGTGCCATTGGAGCAGTAGGAACAAATTGTAGTCCTCTATCGCCACAATGCTGTGATCTTTGTGCAGATCCAGTCATACTTGCAATACCAAAGTCAACGTTATTAGGTTGAATTTGACAGTTATAACAGTTCATACAACATCCGTAACAGTTAAAAAATCCATGACAATGTGTACAGTTACTACAGTAACCGCCACAAGCTACAGCACAAAAACATGAGCCGCCTGTTGGTGTTCCAAATACAAAACTATTATGTCCTGCGTAGTTATTACCTGCATATAAACAACAGCCCGAACGTCCTGCACAAATTGTGAATTGATCACCACCTGCTACGTTAGCTGATTTAATTGCATATCCTCCTGAATCCGATGGATATCCCTGCATACAGCAACATCCGCCTGTTCCTGAGCCACCGCCGCCCCACATTTCCCATACAGCAAATGTAGCACCTTGTGGTACTGTCCAACGACAACATTTACCACCATTGTTGTTACAATAATATCTTGATTCTGGTGGAACTCCGTAAGCTGTTGCTGGCCACGCTTCGTTGTGATCTGCGTTCCAAGCATAACTTACAGTAAACGACTTTGGAGCAATAACTCCTACATCGTAACCTGGTAAATAATCTCTTAAACTTGACATATTCTATACTCCCTACGCTATATCCGATTGATAATAAACTACTACTAATCCGCCAGCGCCTGGTCCACCGCAGTAACAAGTACCATTGTGAGTATGTAGCGTACCACCGCCTCCGCCTGGGAAGTCAGCTGGTCCGTCTGCATCTCTACCGTGTGTTTTATAACAGTTATCTCTTGACATTCTAGCTTGTTGTCCACCGTATGGTGCTGACGTCATGTTTTCCCATGATGAACTAGCACACATTGCTGTACCTGCTCCACCACCGTTAAATCCGCACATACTAAAGTCTGC